TGAGCGACCTGCTCCTCCGTATGCGTCCTCGCATTGCGGATGTAGGGAATCAGGCGGTCGATCGGCCAGCGCTCTACGAGAAGATCGCGCAAGACACGCTCGGGTGTCACGGAACTCCCCTGACTCGCGGTCGTATCTTGCGCGGTCTTCATTTTGATGGGGAGTTAAGCCTTAGCGAGGTGGGCGCCGAGAGCCGAAGCCACGGCCTGCTGGTGAGTCGCCGGAGTCTGGCCGGCGGTGAAAGCGGCTTCGATGGCCTGAACGAGCGCCACCACCTCCTGCGTCAACTGAATGCCGGAGGGAGCCACGCTGAGAATCGTCTGAATGATCTGCAAAAAGTTCATCGTCTTATCCTTTCTGGTCCACACGAAAAGGCCCTTGGAGGCGGCCTCGGAGCCGAAGCGTCCGCGACCGCCCCCGGTAGGGATCTCCCGTATGGGGAGATCTACGCGGCCTTGGCCTGCGTCTGGGAAGGGGTCGACGCCCCTCCGGACGCGGTCACCACCACCGGCACGAGGGCCGCGATGGTCTGCGAGATGGCAGCGGCCAATGCGCTTGCGATCACCGGCGTCAGCGACGTGAACAGGTTCGCGACGTTGGCAGTGACGGCTTCGGCGCTCACCGCCTCGCCAGCTCCGGCGGCGGCAACGGCGCCCTTGGTGGTTTCGCTGGCCGCCGTGCCGGCTGGCGATACCGTCTGCTGGCCCTCGGTCGTGCCCACCTGGCCGGACAACACGATGCCGGCATTGATGGCGTGATCGATGGTGGCGGCGTTCTGCGCACGCCGGCTTGCGGTCTGCGCCAAGTCCAGCGATACCGCTTCCCAGGCGCGCTGACGCGCCAGGGTTTCGCGGCGGTTGTCCAGCTCTTCGTCGAAGAGCAGCTTGATGTTTTCGGCGCCGCCCAGCAAGCTCGGCTGGTGGGTGACGCACGGGGAGAGATTGGGATTCGTTTCGGCCATACGGGAAAAGTCCTTTCGGTTGGAGTTGCGTTTGGGTCGTGCAGCCCGGATCGCCGGGCCGCTCAAAGAAAAGAAATCAGGATGCCTTCTTAGGTCCGTAGAACGGATTCGGGCCGCGATGTTTGATGGCCCGCGAGTCCTGTTGCTTGGGGTTCAAAGCCTGATCGACGGGCACGCCGCGCGACTCGGCGGCCGCAGGGAATGTTTCTCCCGTCGCCGCAAGACTTGCCGTCTCACCAGTCAGGTTCATGATCCGGCGCAGGATCACGTCGCAGTAAGCCGGGCTGATCTCACAGCCATAGCCAACCCGTTCCAACAACGCGGCAGCGGCCATCGTGGTTCCAGACCCCATGAACGGATCGAACACCAGATCGCCGGCATCGCTAAACGCCAGCAGGAAGAACTCGACAAGCGGGCGCGGGAACGGAGCGGAGTGCGATCCCTGACCCGACTCCGTGCGGACCTCGATAACGTTGGAAGGCCGCGCGACGCCCGCGTGGCGCCCTTCGGAATCGTCGGACAGGCTGCTCCGGCTTCGTTGCCAGGCGCTCTGGTTCTTCCCGCCGTCGGCTGCCGCGCCGCGCGGCCCCGTGCCCAGCAAGCCGCTGCCGGAAGTCGATTTCGGGTTGTTCGGGTTGTAGTCGAAGCAATCCTCCGACGCGTGCCCGACTGCCTTCGGCCGGAATTTGATCTGCTGCTGCCGGCAGAAATGGTAAATGGGTTCGAATGCGTTTTTGAATCGATTTCCCCAGCCGCCCGGCACGCCGTTGTCGGTCTTGCGCCAGCAGAATTCGTCAACGAAGCGCCAGCCCCACTGCCGACGGTGCGCCAGCACCAGATCCATCACGTACAGATTCCGCTCGCCTTCATCGGCGTGAGCCTTGATGTTCAGGAAGTAGGAACCGTCCTGTGCCAGAACCGATTCGACCCCACTGGCCACCGCGCGGTACCACTCCACATACTCATCCGGCGGCACCGGCTTGAAGCCGCTGGATGGGTCATACTGGCGCTGCGTAGCGTACGGCGGCGACGTGATCACCACGTTCGCCTTCTGCCCGCCGAACAATCGTGCGCGCGTCCCGTGGTCGCGGCAGTCCCCGCAAATCAGCCGGTGCTTTCCGATCAACCAGACGTCTCCGGCCCGCGTTACCGGGTCCGCCGGCGCTTCTGGGATCTCCTCTTCCGCCGCCGCAGGTGCCTCTGTCGCAGGCTCGGTGTCTGCCAGGAGCTTGGCCAGTTCCTCCTCGGAGAAGCCCAACAGATCGAGCCGCCAATCGGCAGATTGAAGTTCCCCGAGTTCCGCCGCCAGCGTATCTTCGTCCCACCCGGCGTTCTCACTGATCCGGTTGTCCGCGAGTATGTACGCACGCTTCTGCGTCTCGCTGAGGTGATCGAGCACGACCACTGGCACGCGCTCCAGCCGCAACTTCCGTGCGGCCAACAACCGTCCATGGCCGGCGATGATCCCGGCGTTGGTGTCCACCAGGACCGGATTGTTGAACCCGAACTCCACGATGCTTGCCGCAATCTGGGCAATCTGATCGTCGGAATGCGTCCGCGCATTCCTGGCGTATGGCACCAGCCGCTCAACGGGCCACAGTTCGATTTGCCGCGCCATGGCGGGCGGGACACGCGCGTCAGCCACCAATGCTGTCCACCATTTGAATTCGGCGGCCAAGCCACCGCATCACCGGCACCGCCATCGAATTTCCAATCGCACGGTACCGGGGACCGTCGGCGGCGGGCTTCCCGCGATATGGGATCAGCGTGTAATCGTCCGGCATCCCCTGCAACCGCTCGCACTCACGCGGGGTCAACCGCCTGACCGCCAAGGGCCCACCGACCGCGAGCAACGGAGCGGCGTCGCCCCGTCCCGTTCCGCCGGATTGCGCTTTGAGTGGTGGCACAACTGCCGATGGACCGCCCCTGCCATTGCGCGCCACGCGACTCTCGAAACACACCGCGACCTGGCCGCCGGCGTTCGCATGGCTGCGGTCGTGCGGCATCGCGCGGAGCGTCGGCGCGAGTGGACCGGCGTCGGCTCCGTGGTCTTTCGCGGAGAACGCCGTCACCAGTGTCTCCGTTTCATAATCGATCCGGTGCATGCCGCCCCCATTCAGACAGTGCGAGACATTGCCCGTCGAAGCGACCAGATGCTCGTGCGATTCCTGCTTGCGTGCTCGGAGCGTGCCCGCTCCTTCGTGCCAGTAGCCATTGCCTGTGGTGTGGTGCACCGCGACTACCGGATCCTGCCCTCGCGAATCGCCGTTTCGTTCGACTCCCCGCCCACTTCGTGTAAGGCTCGGCGCAAGATCGTGGGTAATTCCTTCCCCCGTCTGGCGGCGCGCCGGAGTATGCCTGCACAGGCCTTCGCGCTCAAGAAGTACCGCTGCGGCACGCCGCCAGTCTCCAAGATGTCCGACAACGAAGACGCGACGGCGCCGCTGGGGCACTCCGAGGAACTGAGCGTCCAACACTCGCCAGGCGCAACCATACCCGAGTTCCGCCAGCGCCCCGACGATGGAGCCAAAGTCCCGCCCGCCGTTCGAGGACAGAACACCGGGGACGTTTTCCCAGACGACCCACCGAGGCCGCAGTCGGCCAGCAAGCCGGCAAAACTCGATGGCCAGGTTGCCACGCGCATCCTCCAGGCCGCCGCGTCTTCCGGCGAGGGAGAAGGACTGGCAGGGAGTTCCTGCGGCCAGAATGTCGATTGGGCCGCAGAGGTCCTGAATCGAGGTGAAGTCGCCAAGGTTGGGAATGTCCGAATAGTGGTGCGCTAGCAGCGCGGAGCAAAATGGATCGATCTCGGCAAACCATGCCGGCCGGAAGCCCAGCGGCTCCCACGCCACGGTCACAGCCTCAATGCCCGAACACACGCTGCCGTAAGTCATTTAGGATGCCGCTCTGTCTGGCCGGGAGATTCGTTATTGAATCGCGCTCGACGACAACACGGGAGCGTACTGGAGCGGCAGCAATGATTGGCTTGGTTTCGAACCGTACCTCTGTTCGTATTCGGCGATCATCACTGATCGATAGGGTTCTTGCAGTCTCGCAACCCAGTCGCCGAAATCCCGATCACGTTTGGAAGAGTTACATCGACTGCAGCAGATGATCACGTTGACCGCCCCATGCACTCCACCTTTGCTCAGCGGAACCATGTGATCCATGGTTTTGGTGCGCCGGTTCATGTACTCCCCGCAATAGGGGCAGGGCTTGCCCTCGGCATCGCTGAACATTCGACCGAGGAATTCCACCCACAGTGTGCCGTCGGATTGGCTGATCGCCTGTTGGAGCCGCTTGCCAGCATACTCTCCGCGGGCCTGACGCCGAAGTACTCCAACGCGTTGCTTGCCCGCCTTGCAGACGATCTGCTCACGCAGTGATCTATTCAGGGCCTCCAGAATCTCGACTTTGCACTGAAGACAACTCCGACTATCTGGCGGAAACGCCGTCGTCGGTTTCTTCTGTTGGCACCTGTTGCATGCGATGCTGGCCTTGTTGATTTCGGCCAACTTCCTTCGCAGCGCGGCTACGGTCTTGTCCCGGTCGATATACTGCTGCTGCTGTTTGGCAACACAAGGCTTACAGATCTTCCTTCTGATCTGCTTGCCGTCTGGGTCGTGGTAGAAATGAAAATCGGAAAGCGTCGATTTGCGCTCACCGCAAGCACTGCACACTACCAAACAGGAGTCCGGCGTACCGCCCGCCCAGATAAGGGCAACATCCTCCGTGAGACGCTTGAAGAACTTCCGCGTGTTCTCCGCCATCTCAGCATTAGCCTCTGCAAGCACGGCATCTGGATCGATGCCAAAAGCCGCGAGCCTTGCAATGGATTTTTGCATCCGCGTGACAACCAACGTGACAACCCGCCGCGACAACCTCACAATATCCCTCTAACTGGTTGAATTGAGCGACATTTCAAGCCGCGGCCGCCGCTGCCCAGTCAGGTCCCTGAATTGCCACGGGCTACCTCGACATGCCGTCTGCGAATCCGCGCCGCGATCGTCAGCGCCGTCTGTTGCGCCACCGTCGCCCCCTCGCCGCGGCATCGCTCGGCTTCGTCCTCCGCAATCTCCAGGCTGACGGCCTTTGCCGCCCCGATCGCCTGGTCGCGCATCTCAGTGAGTGCCACCCGCAGGATCTCGGTCAAGTTCTCGGCGTTTTCCTTGGCAGGGAGATCGAGCGTCCTGCAAACGCGCTCCGCCAGGATCTCGGGTGTGATCATGCTTGGCATGGCTTTGGCTCCTTCACTGGACGGCTGGTCGGCGGTGTTGGCCGTCGGTGTCCACCGAAACACATCGACGCCAGTTCCCGAAGTTCGCGGCGGAACGGCCAGCCGCTGCCGGTTGGTCTGAGCCCGCGCTGGATCGCGACATGCTTGCCGCCCTTGCCGTTCTTACGTGCCCTCATGGTTCCACCCATTTCGGCGGCGGGTACTTTGGCGGCGGGGTGACTTCAAAAGTTTTGAAGTCGCCCGCATCAGCAACCCTCAGTCGCCAGGAACGTGTGTCTGCTGGCACCCTTGCGTCGGCCAATTCCCAGGGCCACGCCGGGTGCGATCATGGGCAGGTTCGCCAACTCCGCGATCTGTGCCATGCCGGTGTTAGCCGCCCGATCATACGACCAGCGCGTTTGGTCCACGGACTTCTGCGCAGAACTGTTCCGGTGGTCCGACTGAACAAACCGGATCGAAACTCCGGTCTGCACCCACTCCGCCCGCCCCTGGGCCACAAAGCGTTTGGCGCGATTCTTGGAGGTGAATCCGCAACCGGACACCGGGTTTTCGATTCGGATGTTTTTGCGCATGGCTCTCGCGTGAAGCCCAGATGGGATTGCGGGTATGCCCGCAGGGAGTTACAGCACGGGAAGGGATCTTTCGGGGAGTGCGCTTGGCGCTGGTCGTCCGAACCGACGCTTCATCTACTAATACCCAGAGGGCACGGTGCTTTTTCGCCTTTTTTCACGGGCTCGCAATTTTCTTCACCCACGGTTGGTCCACATCCGGGTTGTAGAATCGGTGGCGCACCTCCGACGGCAGCGGGTGAATGATCTCGATGGACTGGAGCGTAACTTCGCCAAGCCGGTCGCCGGGATTCAGAAAGCAAACAAGGCCGCGATCAGGGGCGAAAATACGGCCGCCACCAGCGGCATACAGCCTTTGTCGTTTCCAGCCAAGCGAAAGGGCATGCTCGCTGATCGAATCGACCAAGGCCATAGCCTCTGGCGAGATCTCGTCGGCGGCGGATTTGCGCACGCCCGGCACAGGAACGCCCGTCCCTTCATCCTCGGCCACGGGCGGCTTGTAGTCGCCGGCACGAACGGTTCGCACCGCTGCCAGCAGTTCATCCTCGCCGAAGTGCTCAACGGCCCATTCGTGCACGGCATTGAACCGCACGCGCAAGTCTTCGAACGCGGCCGCGTCGAGTTGCCTGGCTGTCGCGGCCTTTCTCGCCAGCACCATTCGCGACCGCAGCCAGGCGTAATACTCGGAATCGAGCCGCCGGTACACCGTGTCGTTGATCTGGAAGTCACGGGCGAACCGATCCGGCTCGCCGGTGAACCAGACATGGAGGGATGTCGCCACGAACAGACTCCCCGGCGCGACCGAGGCGGCCGGAATCTGTAAGTCACACTGCTCCTCTAGTCCCACGTTCATCGTTGTTCTCCTGGCTGAATCTGGAAGCCCCGATGTGTCGGCCCCGCCGTCGAAGCCTAGGCTCACGGCGGATCTTTACCGTGAGCCGCCCGTGCATCCGGCAGCTTGGCGAGGTCAATTGCGCCGCGGCATTCGGCGTGGGGACCTTGGGGAGGCGTTGGGGGAACCTGGTGGAGACGTTGTCGACCAAACGTCTCCACCGTTAAGTTGCCGTGCTTTGTGCCGGTTAGCGAGGCGGTGGAGACGTTGGGGACGTTTTCGCCATTTTCGGCGGTCCCCGCAGTGAGGTTTTCACGCGCTCTCCCTTCCAGGTCTGTATCCGGGCGGTCTTCTTGTGTTTTTTGCGCGCGAGCTTCTCTTGAAAGGTCTCCAAGGTCCCCCACGTCTCCACCGTCGCCGTAATCTGCTGAGTCTAAAGGCTCAATGTGGTGGAGACGTTGGTCGGGCAACGTCTCCACCAAGTCTCCACCAGCAGGGCAAACGTCCCCACCGAGCGAATCCAGGAGGCTCAGGTTCCTCGAAGTAGGCCCACCTGGTTTGTCGCCATTCGCCGGGGTCAGAACATAAAGGACGCCTGTCTTATGATTGCTTTCGCCGACTCGCCTGACGGTAAGCCCGTTGAATACCCGATCACGCTTGACGCCGAGCGCCTTCCCCAGCCGGGTCTGTTGGGAGCGCTCCGATCCGTCACCTCGCACGGTGAGCATTAGATCCCGTTCTTCGCAAAACTTAGTCAGCTCGCTGACGCGCCTCGGCTCCTCCCGGTATGCTTCCCACCATGCACCGGTGAATTCCCGCCATAGCTGGCCATCGCTGTCCGCCGCCGCATAGAGTTCGTTCAGATTGCCAAGGAAGCCGGGGATCTTCGCAACCTCCAGGACGCCGCCCATCACCTCGGACCATTTCTCAAACGATCCCAAGCGCCTCGTGTGCAAGGGCCGCCCGGCGGCAATCCAGGCTTGGATCAACGTCAGTGCCGCGTGGACCAGCACCGAACGATTCGCCTTGGCCCACTCGGCGACCAGCGGATGTTTGAATCCGGCCCTCAGCCATGGCATGTCGATTCTGGGGTCAATACGAAGCCGGATACAGCGCCGGCTCATCTCATTTGAGAGTTGCGGATTATTGCCGGTCATCAGCCAAAGGGCATGGTTCTTAAGGTCCAGCATCCTGGTGATGCCGAGAATCCTGTCGGTCCAGGTGGGCTGGGTAACAACGGACGCCAGAGCGGAGGAATCCAGAACTCTCTTCTCGTTGAGATTATCGAGGAGGATCATGGGGCGGCCGGTGATCAGTTCCGCCGTGATCATCTTCCGGATATCGTCCTCGGCTTCCGGTAACGTGCGCCCTTCCGGGCCCGAACCGGTTGTGATGATGCCGATCAGGCCGGCCAGCAAACCCTTCCCGGATCCCTGAGTGGGCGCCTCGATGAGGTGTATGGGAGAAAGGCCTTCGATCATGCGCTCCATGAAGGGCAGAAGGATTGCCGCCATCGCATGCGCCCGGTCCGAATCCCTCACGAACGGGAAGTCAACCAGCAGCTCATCCACCAGCAACGCTCTGGCGCGCGCGATCTGTTCTTCGCTTGGGTGGGTTGGGACTTCCCCAACATCCAGTGATGGGTCGGCGCACAGCCACAGGGCATCGTCGCGATGGTAACCAGGCTTAGATATGAGAACGCCGTCTCTTCCGAATGCCGGCGTGCGAACCACCGATTCCAACGGCGGCAACGTGAAATCCGGGTTGACCAGCATGTCGCGGGCGGTATCTCGCGACGGGGGCGCTGCAAGCACGGTCTCCTCGGTTATCTTGTGCCAGTTCGCGCTTCGAGCCAACATGCCGTACACCGCCGTCTCGCCGAGAGGCTCGATCTTCGTGCTCGCGCCGTCGCCGGCAATGCGCACAAGGGCGCCAGCTTTCTGGAAGAGGAATGGCTTGTCAGAGCTACCCGCTCCGGGGGGTTCGTTAATCGCATGAATCGCGCCCCAGGCATCGGCGATCACGTCACGCAACTGCCGGTTGTTGACCTGGATGCTTCGCAAGGGCGCGGGCTGTGGTTCGTCCATCAGCGCGGTTGCGGCTGCTCCTCTCCCTCCGCTACTGAATGCACCAGTCGGAGCCGACCTCCGTGGGCGGGCGATTTCCACCACTTTTAACTGCTTCCGTAACGTGGTGACCGGCATGCGGACCTTGCCACATCGCGTTTGGATCAGCCTGAGGTGCCGATCCTGTTCAATCGGATCGAGCCGGCCGACTTCCGAGAGGATCGGCTCGAGTAGTCGGCTGAGACCCGCATCCGGGATCTCGATATTGAGTTTCGAGATCGCCAGTTCGAGCGGGGTCTGCGCGGCCGCGAGGATGGCTTCGAAATCGGCTGCCGTCTTGCCGGACGCGAAGAACTCGTTGACGTCGATTTTGGCGTCGGCCAGTAGGTCGTCGGCTTCGGCGCTGCCGCCATGCAGACCGGCCAGCTTCTCACGTGCAGCCTGCTGCTTTTCGCCAAGAGGTAAAACGGCCACCCGTGTCGCGATTCCGTGCTGTGCCAGGATGCGCGCCGTTTTCAGCGCTCCCTGCATGCCGGCCTCCGAGATCTCGTTGTCCTGGCAGATGTAAACGGTCTTTACGCCGGCGAGTTTCGGCAGCAACCGTTCCCAGTCGGCCTCGCGGATCTGCACCGTCACCGGCGACACCACCGGGAATCCGTGCTCCATCAGGGAAATGCAGTCCGTGACCCCTTCTGTGATGATGACCCGGTCCGGTTTTGACAGGAGCACGTCTTCGTTGTAGAGAACGTCGTTCCGGATGCACATCGAGACGTGGCTGTTGTTTCGGTCGTTGTGGATCGCCAGTTTCTTGTACTTCGACTTCTCCCATTCCTGATCCGGCGTCCAAGGCGTGCGCCGTCCGATCATGAAGACGACGTGTCCGCGGCTCCAATATGGGAAGACGATCCGGCCATCGAAGAACGGGACCAGGCCGTCCTGCGCGGTGGGCCGGAAGACGGAAGTGGCTGCCAGTTCGCGCATGGTGAAGGCGCCGGGCCCGTCCATCAAAGCGCGCGCCACGCTGGGCGAGCCATTTTCCGCGTACCCGATCTGGAGCCGGCTGATCGTCTCCTCGCTGATCCCGTATTTCCCCCGAAACCAGGCGAGGACTTCCTGATTCCCGACCAAGCGCTGGTGATACACGTCTGCACACGCGGTTAGCGCCTCACGAATGCGAAGAGTAATTTGGTGAGCTTCCTCGGCTTCTTCCGGGCTGCCGGAAGCGAGCTTTGACAGCGGCGGCAGTCGAACGCGCGCAGCCAGGAAGTCGCGTGCCCGCCGGTGAGAATCCGGCATCGAGCCAGACTGCCCGCGAGTGACTACGCCGAACCGGACGAACTCGACCAACTGCAGCACGTCGCCGCCGGTGCCGCAGGCGTGGCAAAACCAGCCCTGCTTGTCGCGCCAGACGTGAAGCGAACGGTGCGACTGGCTCCGGTGGTTCGGGCAATCGCAGAACAGGGTCTGCTGCGATTCCTGGGTGATACGGTCGCCGAGGAGTTCGCGGGCGATCTCTCCGATGTCCACATCGGTCACCTGCCGGTAGTAAGTGTGGACATCTACCGGAGGCGCAGTCACTGCCGTGTCTCCGGGTGGAGCAGGAAGGAGAGGAAGGTGTTTCGGCGGTCCACCTGGCGTTTGGCGGCACAGTTGTCGATGCCCCAGCGGTCGCCCACGATGATCACGCTCTCCTTCGCCCGCGTCACAGCGGTGTACAACAGATTGCGGTGGTGCATGAAGGAATGCGACTTGTGGGCGATCACGACCGCGCAGGGAAATTCCGATCCCTGCACTTTGTGGATCGACGTCGCGTAGGCCAACTGGATATTGCCGAGCGCATCGCTTCCGCTCTTGATTTCTACCCGCCGGCCATCGAAATCGATGGAAAGGCCACCGTCCGGCACTGCGTCAACTACGACGCCCATCGCGCCGTTCATGACGCCCAATTCGTAGTCGTTCTTCGTCTGGATCACCTTGTCGCCTGGATAAGGCCGCGCGCGATGGCCCGCCTCGACGGTAGAGACCTCAACCCCGAACAACTTTCGCTGCAGAAGACGCTGCAACTCGATATTCAACTCCACTGTGCCAAGCGGGCCTTTGTGCGTCGGCGTGAGCACCTGAACTTCACGAATCAGGTCGTAACCGAGCCGCTCCTGCAGCACTTCCTCGAAGAGGAGCAGCAGCATCCGGCGCACGTCCTCGCGATCTGCGAATTTGTCGATGACGTACCAGGGCCGGCGCGCGCCGACGAACGAATCCGACGTGGGCCGCACCTCGCCGGTGAGGATGGCTGTGGAGTTCTCCTTGAGAACACCTGCCTGGCGGATGATCCGTGTCAGCACCGTGGTCGGGATCGCCATGGACCGCACAAGGTCCCGCAGGAGGTTGCCCGGGCCCACCGGCGGCAACTGGTTGTGATCGCCAACAAGAACCACGGCGGTGCGCGTGCGATCCACCGCCTGGAATAACCGCCACGCAAGCGGGACATCCATCATCGAAACTTCGTCCACCACGAGAACGTCCGCTTCAATCGGGTTCAGCGCGTCCCGCGAATACGTGTGGCCGTTGAAGCCCAACAGCCGATGGATGGTGCTGGCCTCGTGGCCGACGACTTCTTCAAGGCGCTTGGCCGCCTTACCCGTGGGTGCGGCCAACACGACCTTCAATTCCAGTCGCTCGGCGATGCTGGTAATGGTCGATACAGCGTAAGTCTTGCCGCTACCGGCACCGCCGGTCATCAGCGAGATGGAGAAGTTGAGCGCGTTCCTGACTGCATCGCGCTGCTCGGGATTCAATTCGCCGCCTTCAGCATCGAGAAGCTGCTCTACCTCAGTGACAGCGTGCGGGCCGCGCCGCCCGGCGGTCTTCAGGACCTCGGCGAGCTCCGTCTCCATGCGGTGGATTTCCGGATCGGCAACTACCAACCGCTCGAACGGCTGAGAGACAAGCAATCCTTCGACAATCAGGGCTTCGAGATGCCCCTCGATCACCTCGCGGCTGTCGAGCGTGTCCATCACCAGCAGCGTGTTGGCGCGGTCAAGCAGATCTTCGAATTCCACCCAGCAGTCGCCATCATCGAGCGCGGCCAGCACGCTGTAGTGAAGCCCCGCGCGAATCCGGGATGGCAGATCCTTCGGAGTTCCCATCTTGCGGGCGATCTTGTCGACCCGTTTGAAACCATAGCCGATGATTTCCCGCATCAGCACATACGGATCGTTTTCCAGGATCGGCACAACCTGGCTGCCGAATTTGCCCACCAGCGTGGTGACCTGATGATGCGTCAGGCCGAAAGCCGACAGGTAAGCCATCGCGGTGTTGAAATCGCTGTTGGCGACCCAGATGCGCTGCAGGTCGAGCGCGATCTCTACTGGCACCTTCGCGGCGGCCGCCACCGCCTCGGGGTTGGCCCGGATCGCTGCATCGAAGCCGCGCCCGAACTCATCGGCGATCTGGCGCGCCTTCACCGGACCGATGCCTTTCACGTCCGGGTGATTGGCGAGGAAGTTCGCCAGGCCGTCCGGGTCCATCTCCAGGTCATGGCCCATGAATTCGGCTTCGAACTGGCGCCCATACTTGGGATGATTCATCCAGTGGCCTTCCAGCAGAACCGGGTCGCTCTCCCTCACAAACACCTTGCCGGCGAATTTCACGATGGCGCCGTTGGCCGTGCGAAGGCGGCCGGCCGAGAATGCCGGCCCCGAGTAGAAGACCGTCTCCACGACGCCTCGAATGCTGGTGCGCTCTGCTGTCATGTACTCCACCTCGCGTGTGCGGCGAGCAAGTAGGCTTGCACAAAGTGGCAGGCGGCCTGGCGATTCAAACAGAAGAAGACCGGGATTCGGTAGTCGAGGATGATCGACAGAGCGTTCCCCAGCACCGCATTGGGGTGCGCCTCACCCCGGTAACGCCGCTGCAGAATGTCGGTAATGCCGGCCTCCACCACAACGCAAGCCGCCCGGTAGTCCGCGAGCTTCTGCAACTCCGCGCGAAACCGGTCCCGGCTGTGGATCACCGTGGAGACGAAATCGTCCAGCGTCTTCCGCTCCACCGCGACACACGCCTCGATCCCGTCCACGGAGTAATCCCCGGCTGGCAATGCCCGCCGCACTGCGGTTGCCAGCCGGGGATCGAACGAATACGGTTCCTGTTCGCGCGTGTCGATGATGACGGTGGCGGGCTGCCGGCTAGAACGGGACAAGGGCGTCCCCCGCCTCCTGCCGGAACTTGCCCGGTGTCCGGTCGTTCACGATGCGGCTGTTGAAGTAGATGTTCTCGTTGTCGCCCTTGGTCTTTTTGGTGACCTCGAGCTTCACGTCGAGCAGTTTGCTGAGATTCCTGGGCAGGTCCGACAGTTTCTCCAGGTCCAGACCGCAGATGTGCAGGTCGGTCTTCACGAACTTCAACGTGTTCGGGGTGAAGACGCTGTTGCGCCACATGAGGCGGTTGACGTAGCGTGGCGCGAGGACACGGAGCGTCCACTTCAGCATCGGGTTGCCGGTGGTGTGCGCTTCCGCGATTTCCACCTTCTCCACAACGACCTGATACTTCCCGTCGGGAACGCTCTCCATGTCTGAGCGCTCCGCCGGAGTTTCACTCTGGAAGTCGTCGTCAAACTGAGTCAGATCGATCGATTTGTTAGCCATGTGCTCTTCTCCTTCGTGTTATGACTTACTGCTTGGCCGCTGCCTGCGCGGGACGGCTCGGCTCGACAGCCTTGGCCGTAGGTGCCGCCACAGTCGCCGCGTTGTAGCACTCCTTGAACTTGCCGAAATCGAGTTCCAGCGTCTCGGGCAGGCGGCCCGTGCGGTCGCCGGCCTCGTAATACAGGCTCGGCTTGGTGCGAATCACGCGGCGCATACTCTGCTCCCCTTTTTCGCCGGAGATGGCTTCGAGGTCGCAGAACAGCACCATGTCGGCCATCCCGAGCACGATTTTGCGGGCCTTGTCGGGCAGCGTAGGTACCACGCGCATGTACTTGCCGGTGCGCGAGTCCACTTCCATCTCCTTGGCGTGCGAAATGAGGAACAACCCGTAAGGCAGGAAGGCGAGCTTGGTGAGGACGCGCTGGAATTCGTTGTTGACCAGCGCATAGCCCTTGCCGTAGCCCAGATCGGATTCGTGCTCGACCTTGAACTTTGCCAGGATGTATTCGGTGCAGAATTTGTAGGCGTTGTCGATCGTGTCCAGAATCACCGTCTTGAAAGGGTGTTTGCCTTCGACGATTTCGGCGCACGCCTTGCGCAGATCCTCCCAGGACTGAATGGGCACCTGATAAACATCCAGGGCATTGAGTCCGGGCTCGGTGGCCAGGAAGAGTGCGCCATCGGCTTGCGAGCAGAGGGTGGACTTCCCGATTTTCGTTTGCCCATACACCAGCACGGTCAGATCGGCCAGGTCGGGCTTCGGTTGAGTTTTCGTTGTCGGCAGTAACGGCATGGTTGCGTAGTCTCCTTTTAGAAAGTGGTCTCGGTGGGATCGTTGGGCAGCACCCGCAACTCCTCGTTGGGCGCCACCCGTTGGTAGAAGTTCTCGATGACGTTGGGATTGCCATTCGAGCGGCAGAGCGCGAAGTACGCGCACGGCCTGTGATAGTTGAAGCAGAAGCCGGTATTTTGATAGAAGACGCCGCGGCGGCGGGCGTCGAGGTATGCCTGGGTCAGTTCCCAGAGTTCACTGCGCAGGATGTCGAAGCGGTCACGGGAGAGGTAAAGTACTTCCCGGTGGAGCATGGCCGGATCGGTGTACTTTGCCGCGAGCCGCTCCTGAAACTCCTCGTCCGTCTCCGGCAGCTTCCGCTTTGCCGTGGTCTTGCCCGTCTTGGACTTTGCCAGCAGCTCCGCGCGGCGCGCCTGGTACTCTTCCTCCGTCTCGCCCTTACCCTGCTGGAGCTTCGCTTTGACGAGGATGTTGTAGAGGATGCCTGTGATGGTGATGCCCATCGCTTGCTCCACGTAATAGGCGTAGATGGTGATCTGGAAGTCCGTCCATAACCGCTCCAGATAGTCGGCGTCGAGCTGCGCGGCGGTTTTGTGTTCCAGCAGGAAGTAGTCGTCCCCGATTTGCACGATGCCATCGACCTTGCCGGCAAGGACGAAGCTGCGGGATGCCGCGCCGGTGGCGGGATTGACGATCGGACCCTGGAACGTCTTCTCCAGCGCCACAATTTCGAACTCTTCCGTCGCATACCGCGCCGCGTAGGCCTTCATCAGAGCCGTGGCGTTGTGCCAGTCCCGGCGCTGGCCATCGTCATACAGCCGGTTAGGGCAGAGGGTGCCAATGAGATCCAGCACGCGCCCGAGATCGCGGCACTGCTGCCACAGTTCAAGGCACTGGTGCACGAGGGAACCGAAATGGAGGTTTCCATCACGCTCCAGACCAACCAGGTGTTGGATGTAGCGCCAGTCCACCGCCTTACGGCAGTTCCGGAACAGCGACCACATGGAGTAGGTAGAGATGAGTGGCTGCGTCATAGTGATTTGCGCTCCAGCGTTGCGGTTCTAAACTGCGCAGCGAGTGCCACCCTGAAAGGGATCGGGCGCGACCAGCCGTCGAATCCGCTTTCCGGCGTTGATGTGGTCCACGACGAGCCGGCTCAAGAGCCCGACACTCGATCCGCTGCAAGCCATTGCCCGGACGTTGGGGTCGTTCAGTCCGAACTGGCCGATTTTCTTCTGCATGTCGCGGTCGATGCGGAGGCTCTTGCCGGACCAAAACGCTGGATATTCAGAGATCACGTCGGCTAGGGCGAAGAGAAAGGCCGACTTCAAGTGAGTGGCGCGGTCCTTGTAAAGGATCCCGCGGATACCCCACGCGCTGTCGAGGAGCTGAAAGAACGCCTTGACGTTCTCGATCATGGTGGAGTGCCCCACGGTGGACATCATGGGCGGCAGCGCCTGCCACATTCCGGAAACCACCCCGTAGCGGCCCGCCCCGAATTGGGAATGAAGGCGCATTACCGTCTTCAGGAACGACAACGCCGTCATCAGTTCCTCGCGGCGCATGTACTGCGACCACGAGACCCGCTGGCACAGAACGAATGACTCATCGCGGCAGAGCTCGTAAAGGCGGCTGAGGGAGGGGCATTGCGCGGCCCGATTGCGCAGCAGGACGTTCGGGGAGAGCCGCGTCCTGCGCATGTTCAGGATGGCGAAGCGCTCCCTTTCCCATTCCTCCGTGGTGCCGAAGTGAAGCATTGCGCCGACCAGCGGCTTGCCGCCGTCATCCACGAATTGCCTGGCGGCGCTGATCCGTTGGAGCCCGTCGATAATGTACACGTCACCGGCGATCGTGTAAGTTCCATCGGAGTCGGCGCATCCGTAACGGTCGCCACGGACCGCAAGTTCCACGTCGGGCACGCGCCCGGCGCCGTCGCGGAACGCCTTCATTAATCCCTCAATCGTGGCTTCCCGCAGCGTTTCGCGTTGATATTCCGGCTTTAGCAAGCCTCCCAGCGAGGCGGGGTCAATCACCCCGCGCAGCACGATCTGACCTTCTGTCAATTCGTCCAGTGCGCCGGACAGGACCTTCAGTGGCGTCATGATTTGTTCTCCTCAATTCCCAACCGGGATGCGTTCAGCGGATCGGCGGCAACCGCCTTCCGTTCGATTTCCGCGCTCACCGCGGCGACGGCTTCGTTGATGTTCGACAGCAGCAGTTCCGCCTGGTCAAATTCGCCAGCGATCTCGCCCAGCCAGCCGACCAGATGGGCGAGATGTTTTGTGGCTTCAATGAACGAGAGAGTCAATCGCGCTAAGCGGTCGATCTTTTCCGAACGCGTGATCCGGCCGGACGTGCGTCGAACAGGCGGGTTGTTGTCCGGATCGGCGGCTCTCGCCGGTGAGGAGCCCGCGTTTTGCGGCGGCTGCGGTGGTGCTGCATCCTGCGCCAATTCCGGCGTCTTGCCGATTTTGGCCACATTGATGGTCCGTCCGTCGCGCCCCTTGCGCTTGGTTGACTTCAAAACTTTTGGAGTGGCGTCTATCTGGCGCCGGTAATTGCGGACCATCTGATCGCTGACACCGACATGGACGGCTATCTGACCGTCGCTCAGTCCTGCGCCACCTGGATGCTGAAGGGCCGACTTCACCGCCCGCTGCTTATCCTGATTCGTGCGGCGGAGTCCGTTACCCTTGTTCACGCCGAAGCTGTACCACTGGGCGTCCTGCTGAGTCCCCTGATGCACTTCGCAAGCAATGTCGTCGCGGCCGGCCTTTTCCGCAGCGTTGATACGGTGGAAGCCATCGGCAAGCCAGTGGGTGCGGCCATCGTAGAAGACATCCACCGGCGGAAATTCCGCGCCGCTGTCCATGTCGTTCATGTAGTCGGATACGGTCTGGGGATTGATGGTCGCGCGCGGTTGGGTGCCGCCGTCGAGCCGGATGCTGGAGATGGGAAGACGTATCATCGGGCAACCCCGCAGTCCCCCGGCGCGAAGCCTGCCGCCATGAACGCCGCGCGAATTTGTCTGATCCGCCGATTCACCCGGGCCAGTGAAAGCCCGGTCTTCCGTCGCACGGCCGATACGGGCATCTCGGCGAGATACCGGGCGATCGTTCGCAGATCCTCCGGCAGCCCGGCGAGGACACGCTCCGTGTCGAGGCCAAGTTCCAGGAGCGGGCGGAAGTCCTCTGCCGGCTCCTCATCTGCTTTGCCGGTCAAACTGCCGTCCGGCAGTTCGGAGTCGCCGTCGAATTCCACCGGTTGGAACTGCCGGCGTTGAAGCTGCCGCGATGCCAAGACGCAGGCGTGGTTGCGAACGACGCCGTGGACGAAACCTTTCCAGCTCCCGCGCGATCCGTCGAACCGGGGCAGGCGCCTGAGGCAGTCCAGTGCCAGATCCTGCCGGAGATCATCCCAATCATCCGCGGCGAATCCGAAGCTCGTTTGCAGAAGGCTGGCCCGCAGCGCCGTCTGCTGGAGCAGGTACGGAGTGACATCAGCCAGGGGTATGGCCACCGCCGGCATCATCGCCGTACCCCTTGGATAGGGCGTTCAATCAGTGCCCGCCGCGGAATGCCATAGCGAACATCGATCCGCTCGATGTTGCCGTTGCCCAGTTCATCGAGCTGCTCCACCAGCCGAATGACTTCATTCCCCAGTTCGAAGTCCATCAGGTCCATTTCCGGGCGGGGTTCGTTGCCGGTATCCAGCTTCACCTCGACGAATACCGTCGGCGCGGGGTTGAACACCGGCTCGCCGCTGCGGACTTCGAGGCCTTCGAGGTAGCCGAAGTTGACCGACTGGAGCAACCGAACCAGGGCTTGCCGGGGAGCGGTGAGTTGGGAAAAGCGCTTGGCTTGTTTCATGGCCGGCGTCACTCCCCCATCCCCGCGCGGTTGCGGATCAGGAATTCCTCGACGGCGGCGTGCACGCGGGGTGGTTTTGTCGTCTTCGGCTCGAATTCGTCCCGGTGGGCAAGTCCCTTCAGATCCCGCAGCAACCGGACTCGAATCCGGTCCATGCGTTTGGTCAGCGTCCAGACCAGGTCATCTTCCAGTTGGTGCAAGGCGGCCGCGCCGCCCACCAGCAAGGCAATGTCATCCAGGGCGGCCCGCACCAGCGACTCGGTCGGCGGGGCAGAGTCAGCGGGGTCCGGCGTTTCTACTTTCTTGATTGGGGTAGCGGAGGCGTCTGTGCTCATCGTGTCCTCTGCTACTGGTTGGGTAACATGTGACCGAACGGGGCACTTTGACGGCCTGCGTTTTGCTATGCCACTGAAAACAAATCAAATGTTGGTCAGATATTTTTTCTGCGACGAGCGCTGCCGACGGTAACACGTTACTTTCGCGAGGAGCGGGCCAATTTTTTTGGCCTGATCGGCGAGATTCGAGATTCAGGGCAGTTCTTCGGCTACCGGCAGAAGCGTGGTGCGCCCGGAAGTCCGCCGCGATGAGGAGGATGGGCACTGCAACATCCTGTTAGCATTGTGGTTTCAACTGGGAGACCATGGGCGTCAATCCACTCAAGCATCCGGTTTACGACCTTCTGCCGCAGCGCACACAGACGAAAATCCTGAGCCCGGTCTCGGAAGACAAGTTGACGTGGGATTGCTTCTTCGGTCTGCATCGCGCCGGCAAACTCGGCTCCGTGCTCGCCAGCCTACTGAACATCCCGGATGAAAGCCTCAAGGATGCACGCCTGGTGCTGTGGGGATTTGAGATCCAGGAAGACGGTGCATCGGTTTGGGAGCCACTGCGGGAAGTGCTGTCCGCGGTGGAGAATTATCGGGACGGAAAGCCGGCGGGACAGAAGACGGAGCCTGACGCGATCGTCGTTTCCGGCAGATCCTTGGTTGTCGCCGAATGCAAGCGGAGATCCGCCCTGGGGCGGTGCAGCCGGTTCGAGGACGAGCGTTGTCCGGAGATCCACATGGACAGGCGCAAGCGTCCGTATTGCCAGTATTGGACTCGCGGCCTGCAGGATCTCGTCACGTTCTCGAAGCCCGTGCCGGCCACTTCGGGTCCCGACTGCAATCAGTATTACCAACTCCTACGCAATTACATGATTGGCGACCGCTTGGCGGCAACCCTGGGTCTGCCGCTCCACCTGATGGTTGTGAAAGCCGCCAACAGTGCACATTTCGTCGAGACTTCGGCAGAGGTACAGCGCTTCAATTCCACGATGACTCGCGCGCCGAAGTACGTTGTGGCCTGCTGGAATGGCTTCCGGATCGCCGCAACTCCCGACGTGCTGGCTGACTACGCTGCTGAACTACCGTTGCTCACCTGAAGCGTGCTGGCGGTCTCACGGCCGCGGCCTCAGTCCTATACCAGCGTCAAGTCTGGCAACTCGCCTGCCAGCAGGCTGCTCAATTCCGGCATCCCGAGCAGGCATGCGTCGGCATACACGCGGTGGCGGGCAACGAGGGGAAGTACCTTGCCATAGTTCCTGGCGCGGAGCTTGCCGCAGTGGAGAAACGGCGCCAGTTGCTCGTGGGACAGGCTTCCAATCAACACCGTCTCCCAGGCCCAGGTCCAGACCTTGACATGAACTTTGACGGCGTAGCATCCTTGCGCCACGGTAAGAGTCAGTTTTCGAGGCTCCGGCGCCGGACTGCGCCCGCGGAGGAGCGGAGACGCCATTTGTTCTGGCTCCTCGATCAGTTCGATCCGCGCCAGAATTTCTTCCTCCCACAAATCACGAAGTTCGTGCGCAACCCTGCCGCCGATGCGTCGTTGTATCTTGAGCGAACGCAGCCTCCTGTCGTCCAACTCGCTGTCAAATTGAAATTCCTGAAACCGCCAACCGGCGGTGTCCGCATCATTCGCCATCATCGCTTCACTCGTTCGCCAATGCGGTCTTCGCCTGGGGCTGGCGGCTGCCGGAAACGCCGCCGGCCCCCTTTGCCACCTTGATCTCGCTCGAGCATGCGAAGACTGCCGTCCAAGATCGGGAAGCTTCGAGCAATCGGAGAGGTTCACCGTCGAGCCCGGTCCACGCCCGGAGTTTCTCGGCGAGTTCGAGCGCCACTACGTCGTTGGCGCCGCGCGAGAGCATGCCACCGGCACGGAGCAATTCTGTGAAGGCCGCGCCTTCTGAAGTAAGCTGGCCCGACTCAGTTCGCAGACCCATCTCCTCCAGAGAGTACGTCCGGGTTATTGTTCCACGCTCCTCGGCAACCTCTCCGACGCTCTCGCCACTTCGGTTTTGCGCCCCGCGTGCCCGAAATTGCTGCCTTTTCCGGAACAGTCACGAGAATTCGGCCATCGATCCGCTCATGGAATGCCAAATCGAGCCACGTCACGCCGTCCGGCGTCCGGAAGCCGTCATCTCCAGCCAGGCGAATCTCAAACTGACATACGTAGGCTTTCGCCTTCCGGTGATTCTCAATCGGATCGCCATCCACCCCAATGAACTCCTGCAGGAGTTGGCGAAGCCGCCGGACCCGCATTTTCACCGGAGCATCTCCAGAGACCAGTTCCTGGATCTTCGTGGTATCCATCGTCCCCCGCGCAGCCGCGAAGAGCTTCAACAACTCGACGGGCTGCGACCGCTGGTCGACGCCGAGTTCGGCGAAATCAGTCTCATGAACCTTACCGCTGACAGTGATCCGCAACATTCCGTCGAAGACGATGATGGAAACGTCTCGCCAGGTCGCCCCGGCGGGAGCCGGGATGCTCCGCGAGGATTTGCGCGAAGGTGGCCCGCTGTCAGCACACCGGTCCTCCAGGTATTCGAGATCGACAATCACCTGCGAGCAATCCATCCGCGAGACCGAAATGAAATCGACCGCCTGATGGCCGGACGGAATCTCGTCCGGCTTCCCGTCACAACACACGGTGAGCAGGAGCGCCGAGCCTTGGCCGATGGAAGTTCGGATAGCGGCCGACATTTCCGCCAGCGGTGGCCCGCCGCCGACACCTAAGAAGATGTCGCGGTACCGTCCGCCCAGCCGCCGTCGGCCGAGGCTCCACAGATGCTGGAGTAGCAGCACTTGAATCGGCGCAGTAATCCCCATCGCTGCACCGGCAAGTTGGGCCAGGCGTCCAGCATCAATCTTCCACTGCCGCAGCCGCCAGGGTTCCACGTTCACCGTCCCTTCCTCCGGGCACGAAATGAACATCCGCCTGCCGCCAGCCACGCCGATGACTTCCGAGGAGTGCCTCTCCGGGCAGGCATCACACATGATTCGTGTGGCAGCCTCGGTTTCACGCATAATTCCCAAGTCAACGGCGCGCTCAAATTCGAGCCTGCCCCACCGCCGGAACTCATCGATACCGACGACCGGATCGCCCGATGCGAGCCTCTCAAGCAGCCGTGGCCAGATCGTCGGCATGTTTTTCAATCCCCCACGCGGGCAGATACCGGCGCAAAAGCTGCTCCTCGAAGGTGTCTCCCAAGTCGCAGGTCGCCGGCGCGCTGATCTTAAACGGCACGATCGTTTCCTTGTCGTCGGCGTCCCGCATAAAGGCCTGAAGCGTGACCCCGAGAACCGTGGCGGTTGTCAGCCTGGCGTGTTTTTCCGCGAGTTTGTCGTCAATCAGGTCATACACCGATCCCGTTTTCGATTTCGGATCTTCGATGGCGACGGTAATTCGTCCGGCGCGGTGACCATGGAATTTGAGCCGCATGGCCTGCACGCGGACCAGGTTGATGTTGTCCGCGGTGTGCGTAGGAAACGTGATGTCCGGGTTCTTGAAGAGCTCAAGGTTGAATGGATCTTCGGCGAGCCAATCGGGCAAGTGGTCAATTCCGAGAACTACGCGTGCGAAGATCTCCGCCAACGGGTGCCGGACTTTCTGACCGCCCTGGACATAGGCGTCGGCGGTGCCATCAGAGCGGTGATATCCAAAAACGACATCAAACGCCGGCCTCCGGCGCTGGAACTCGAACTGTCCATCGTCGTCATAACCGAAGCGTTCTTCGAGGTAATCCGCCGGATAAGCAAAGAAACAGTCCACATCGCCTTCGCGCCGGCGGTGCTCGACGATGCATCTTTCGCCGCGCTTCTGAGTGGCCCAGAAGAAACCGGAGAACTGACGCCCGAGTTCCACCAGCATTTCTGGCGTAACCTCGATGGCTTTCGCCGGCAGGTTCTTCAGCGTCTCCCAGGACCGCTTCGGCAACGTGTCGATGTGCCCCAGCAGGCGGGCGGTCCGGAAGATGCGCTTGTCCCGGAGATAGCACCAGAGGGCGCGTTCATGGGCGTTCATCCCGCCTGCGATCTCCGCGGCGATGTCGCTGTCAACGTCGCGGGATGCCTCGATCAGCACCTGCGTGCCGACCGGATTGGCCAGTGATTCCACCGCTCGAAAGATGTTGAAGAGCCTGGCGCATTCGTCCGGCGGGATCAAATTGCATCGCTGGTAGATCGGCTCGACGCGGTGTTCACTCACCGCCGCCCAGTCGAAGCCGACGAAGGCGGGAACCGAGGAAAAGAACTGCTCAAGTAATGCGTTTGGGACGTGGCGGAAGAAAGATAGAGGATTGAAGATCGTCGGCACAGAACCCCTCCTGCTTTGGCGAAGGACCCTGGTGCACGATTCCTGCTTCGGCGGCAGGTAGTCTTACTCCCCGATATCAGCGCTCGTTTGGAGTTCCAGAGGCCATGTTTCGCGTTTGATAAGATAGATTATCATGGCGAATAAAAGGCGAAGTATCCGAAGCGGTAATGCGCTGATTCTCTTCGGTAAATTCCTGCAAATTTCAGTTGACAAGATTGTTAGCACAGATGCAGTTCAGGCTAAGTGATTGTCCTGCTTAAGTTTACGCCACAACTCCCGTTGCTCAGTCCATTCAAATTCCGTGGCGATGCGCCGCGCGGCCACCTCGCTGACCGGGAAGTGCGGCTTGGCCGTGGGCGGGAATTCCAGGATCTCCTGTTGTATGTCCGGGGCGAGCCAGACCAGTTCCATGATCTGGCTCATCCGCTCACGAGTCAGGCATCCAAGACGGGCGAGGTCGGCGTAGTCCCGCGATTCGCCACGCCGTATCATGTCCTGAAATTGGATGGCTAGTGCCATCACCTGCGCCACTCTCGGCAGACGCCCGACGGCATGCCGCCGGATGTCCTTTGGCAATTCCTCTTCGGGTAGCGTCGGGGCGGCGTTCAGCCGAAATTGAATTTCAACCGCGCTTTTGTGCATGCTCGTATTTCTCCTTGATGGCCGGTGCCCAACTGCAAAGGTCCTTGATCCCGCTGGATCGGAAGCCGAGTGTCACCGTGCCCGTCTTGCCGTCGTATCGGACCTGCTCTACCAGCGTGTGAATGAACCGCTCCTGTTCCCATGTCGAGAGTTGCTCCCACAGTGGATCGAACGCATGTAACGCCGTTTCGAGATCCCTGGGATCGGTCGGCTCCGCGCTGACTCCTTCCAACTGTTGCTGGAGTTCCGACAACCGTGCGCGCAGGCGGTTCGCGCGTTGCTCCAGGTCAGCGGGAGGTCTTGTGACGGACCCGCCATCGCCCACCGAACCTGCGCCGCCGATCTCGTCTCCGACCTTCTGCAACTCGCGCGCGACGTCGGCCTTTTCCTTCGATGCCGCCAAAGCATCCTGGCGGCGGTGCTCCTCAATCTGCCGGAGGACGTTTCGCATGATTGTAGGGTTGGCGCCGATGCCACGAAGTTGTTGCAGGACGGCGCTCTCCAGTGCCGGGGCCGACACGCAGCGCGTTTCGCACTGGGCCCAGCCCCGCTGATGCGCCCTAACGCATACATAGTAGCGATAGACCCGCGTCTTCTTCTGGACATAGGTGTGGATCATGCCGACATCGCAGGTGGCGCACCGCACGAGACTCTTCAGCAGCGCACCATGTTTGTTGCCGATATTGCGTCCTCCGTGCCGCCCGTTGCGATTGAGGGTCGTCTGCACTTGGTTCCAGATTTCGTCGTCGACGATCCGGGCGTGCTCGCCCTCGTACACCTCGCCGCCGTACTTCACCTTGCCCAGGTAAATCATGTTGGTGAGCAGGTTGTACAAATTGTTCTTGGCGATCGGTTTTCCGCCCGCTATCCGGCCGTCGCGTGTGGTCCATTCTTTCATTCGCGACCCGCGGCGCTCGAGTTCTTCCACCACCGGGATCAGCGAGCCCAACTCGAGGTAGAGCGCAAAGATCTCCCGCACGCGCTGCGCCTCTGCCTCATTCACCACCAGCGATCCGCCCTTCGGTGCAACATCGTAGCCAAGGACAGGGTTGCCGCCTACCCACTTTCCTTTGCGCCGTGCGGCGGCCATTTTGTCGTGCGTGCGTTCGGAGATCATCTCGCGCTCGAACTGGGCAAATGAGAGCAGGATATTAAGAGTCAAGCGGCCGAGGGATGTGGTCGTATTGAACTGCTGGGTTACCGACACGAACGTCGCGTTGTTCTTGTCGAGGATTTCGATGATCCTGGAGAAGTCCAACAGGGACCGTGTCAGGCGATCGACTTTGTAGACCACCACGCAGTTCGCCACCCCGGATTCCACATCGGCCAGCAGTCTCTTCAGGGCGGGCCGGTCCATGTTGGCTCCTGTGTAGCCGCCGTCATCATACTTCTGTGGCAGCGTGACCCACCCTTCGTGCCGTTGGCTGTTGATGAATGCCTCGCCGGCGTCGCGCTGTGCGTCGAGTGTATTGAATGCCTGTTCGAGGCCTTCCTCCGTCGACTTTCTGGTGTAGATGGCGCAGCGGACGGATGGATGGCCGCCGGTGCCATTGCCGTTTTCCTTCTGCCGTTTCTCAGGACGCACGCCGCGCCTCCCGGTCCAGGCCAAAAAAGGCAAAGCCATTCCAGCGCGCGCCTGTGATCTCGCAAGCGATGGCGCTGAGCGAGGTGAACCGGCGGCCCTCGAATTCGAAGCCGCTATCAAGAACTTTCACCACCAAAGTCCGGTCCTTGTACTTCCTCACGATCAGGCTGCCCGGCATTGGCAGTCGGCCATCTCGAGGTTGGACCACCGTGGTCGTCACCGCCATGTCCAGCGGAATTTCCCGCAACCGCCTCGACACGTTGTCGGCGATGCGCATCCGCAGGTCCGCCTCACGGGCTATCGCGATGGCATGCTGCCGCACCGATTCCGGAAGCCCGCCTTCCTTATCTGCCTGGATGTGCCAGGCGATCTTCCGCCGCAAATGCTGGCAGTTCGAAACCGGATGTTCCGCCCCGAACATCAGGCGATGTGTCGCCTGCAACTGCGCCGCGTTCAATCTCGGCAGGTCCGAAACCCTCGGCAGTATCCACTCCTTGCTCATTACTGGGCTGACTCCTTTCTATGGCCTCTTTGGCCCGTCAACGTCAGCCCATAAGGGCTCAGTTCTCCCGTGTTATCAAGGCATTCTGTTGACTGGAGCGCCTCGGTCACCCTCTCCGTCAGCCGCGCACGCGAATACCGCAGGTACGCCTTGGCCAGCAGTTCCGAGATCTCGCTAACCGCGCTGTCAACTGTGGTTCCCTCGCCGTTTTGCATGCGTTCGCCTCCGTGCGCGGCCGGCGAAGGAGATTTGTGGATGCGGACAGTGGACTGGCGATGCCGCCGGCGGCTCTGGTGTTGGCGCAATCAGTGTCCAGCACCCACAACGAGTCCCGCTTGGCGGCCTGCCCGTTATCTGGTGTTCCGGAGCGCGTGTGCGCCCCTGTCAACTAATACCCGCGGGAGTTTGAAGATTTTCGGGTTTGTTGGCCAGGTTGGACGTTCATGACGCCAGATGTAATGCAATCGTGCGCCCACGAGATCTCGAAATCAGAAAATGCCCCTACTGCGGCCAGCAATTTAAACCATCGCGCAGCCATCCACGCCAAATGGTCTGCAGCTCCGGCGACTGCCAACGTCGCCGCCGCGCTGATTACCACCGCAAGAAGTTGAAGAAGGATCCTCTCTACCGCGCGCTGTGTCAAGACAGCCAAGCGACCTGGTTGGAACAAAACCCCGAGTACATGAAACAATATCGTTCCGGCCAGCGAGAGGCGAAACCGGATCGCACCGCCGTTGACCCCTTGGTTATCGAGCTGAAACGGCTGCTTACCTGCGTAAAGAACAACCTGGTAAAGAACACCTCGGCACTTCGTGTAACATGCTGTGCTCCCAATATTTGGGTGCTCGCCCCAAAGGGGAAGGTCGATGATAAGAACACCTCCGCACCCACTCATGTGGTTGTAATTCATGGCCTTGCGCCTGATGCGTGAGCTAAACCCGCAAAAGAACAACTCTCTGGTAATCCCTCTGGGACTGACGTATAAAGGAAATTGGTTGCAGAACTGCGCAGCGTGACGACAGACCCCAGTCGATTGCCTCTCCTGCATCTATGAGGAGAGGTAATGGACAAGACCGGACCGGCATCTTCAGACCCACAGCGCGTCGAACCCGGTCGAGGCCGGGCGGCAGAATACGTCCGGATGTCCACCGAGCACCAGCAGTACTCGACGGAGAACCAAAGGGACGTGATTCGTCAGTGGGCAGAAAAGCGCGGTGTTACAATCGCGCGCACTTACGAGGACGCCGGGAAGAGCGGACTACGAATAGCCGGCCGCGATGCGTTGCAGCGCCTGATCGAGGACGTCCAGGCCGGTCGCGCGGATTTCGATGTGATCCTCGTCTATGACGTGAGCCGCTGGGGGCGCTTCCAGGACGCCGACGAGAGCGCCTACTACGAGTACATCTGTCGGAGGGCCAACGTTGGCGTCCAATACTGCGCCGAGCAATTCGAGAATGATGGCAGCGCGATTTCCACGATGCTGAAAGGCTTTAAGCGATTCTCTGCCGGCGAATATAGCCGCGAGCTTTCCGTGAAGGTGTTTCACGGCCAATGCCGGCTTGTTGAATTGGGCTTCCATCAGGGCGGCGCGCCTGGTTTTGGGCTTCGCCGCATGCTCCGAGACCAGAGCGGACAGCCGAAAGGCGTCTTGGCTCGGGGCGAGCATAAGAGTATCCAGACCGATCGCGTGGTCCTCGTCCCAGGCCCACCGGAAGAAATTGAGATTGTCCGGTGGATGTACCTGGCATTCGTGGAAGAGGGCAAAATTGAATCGGAAATCGCCAAAGTACTGAATGGGCGCGGCGTGCAGACCGATCTCGGCAGGGCGTGGACGCGCGGTACAGTCCATCAGGTGCTGACCAATGAAAAGTACGTCGGCAACAATGTCTATAACCGAATTTCGTTCAAGCTCAAAAAGAAACGGGTGCTCAACCCCGCAGACATGTGGATCAGGGCCAACGGTGCGTTCGAACCGGTCATTTCTGCGGAGTTGTTTGAGGGAGCCCAGAAGATTGTTCTGGAACGCAGCAAGAAGCTCGCAGATGAAGAACTGTTAGAGCGATTACGCGCGCTCCTGGCCGAGAAGGGGAACTTGTCTGGGTTGCTCATCGACGAAACGGAGGACATGCCGTCCAGCTCCGTTTATAAAAGCCGGTTCAGCAGTCTCGTGAGGGCCTATCGTCTGATCGGCTACACGCCGGACCGTGATTACGCCTTCATTGAAATCAACCGCCAGCTTCGCCAGTTGCATCCCCAAGTCATTACTGAAATGGTTGAACGCATCACGCGCCTCGGTGGCGTTGTCGTTCAAGATCCGAAGACCGACCTGCTCACTGTGAATGGCGAGTTTACGGTATCCCTGGTTGTCGCGCGGTGCCGACGGACGGAGTCAGGTTCTTTGCGGTGGTCCATTCGCCTCGACACCGGACTGGCGCCAGACATCACCGTCGCAGCGCGGATGGACGAGGAAAACAAGGCGCCCCTCGATTATTACCTGCTTCCCGCCATCGACATCACTCCGGGGAAGCTCCTGCTTGCGCAGGACAATGGGGTCGGCTTGGACACGTACAGGTTCGAAACGTTGGACTTTTTCTTTGGCATGGCGCAACGCGCCAGAATCCGAGAGGCAGCATGACAGAAGCCGCACCGTCCGCTCAGATGATTCCCATCGCGCAGATCAATATTCTCAATCCCCGCAGCCGCAACAAGGCGACATTCCAAGACATCGTGTCGAATATCTCGAATGTCGGATTGAAAAAGCCGATTACGGTCGCCCGCAGAGAGCAACCCTCCGACGGCAAGCTGTACGACCTGGCGTGTGGCGAGGGCCGGCTGGAGGCATACATCGCCCTCGGCCAGACCGAGATCCCGGCGATCGTGACTGAGGCGACGAAGGAAGACTGCTTCCTGATGAGCCTGGTAGAGAACCTGGCGCGCCGCCCGCACGCGCCGCTGGAATTGATGCGGGAGATTAACAACCTCAAGTCCCGAGGCTACAACACCACGGAGATTGCGAAAAAGATCGACCTGGCCAAAAGCTATGTCATTGGCATCGCCCATTTGTTGGATCACGGTGAAGATCGACTCCTCGCCGCGGTTGACAAGGGCCGAGTACCGCTCTCTGTCGCCATGCAGATCTCAAACTCGGACGACGCCGGCATTCAGCAGGCACTGTGCGACGCGTACGAGAACAAAACGCTGCGAGGGCGAAAGCTCCTAACGGTGCGTAAGATCATCGAGCAGCGCAAAACTAAGGGCAAGCGCCTTAACCAAGGTTCGAAGCCCAAGGAAGAGCGCGCGCCAACCGCAGAGGCTCTGGTTCGGGTATACCGCCAGGAAGCTGACCGGCAGAAGGACACTGTGAGAAAGGCACGGTTGACTGAGAATCGTCTGCTTTTCATCGTCACCGCACTGAAGCAGCTTTTCCGAGACGAGAATTTCGTCACGCTAATGAGGGCGGAACAAATGGAAATGTTGCCGGCCTACCTTGCGGAGAGGATTCAGGCCGCAGAGAAAGGGTGAAAATGGCTAAAGAAGTCCGGATCGGTTTTGACCCAAATGGAATGATTCTCCCGATTGGCAGGATCTTGCCTTTGAGGCAACTGAAGGCGGGAGTGAGGGCTTCGCAGAAGTACCAACAGATTCTGGCGTCCGTCCGGGAGGTCGGAGTTATAGAGCCCATCATTGTCTTTCCCCAGGACCGCAAGGCTGAAATGTACATACTGCTGGACGGGCATCTTCGACTGGAGGTGCTCAAAGACCTGGGGCAGACATCCGTTCGTTGCCTGGTGTCGACCGATGACGAGTCCTACACGTACAACAAGCGCGTCAGCAAGCTGGCAACCGTCCAAGAACACCTCATGGTGTTAAATGCCATCAGGGACGGCCATGTCGCCGAGGATCGAATCGCAAAGGCACTGAATCTGGATATTGCGAGCATACGCAGGAAGCGCGATCTGCTGGTGGGAATTGGCCGCGAAGCAGCGGAGATCCTCAAGAACCGGAATATCTCGCCCAATGTCTTCGCAGCCCTGAAGAAGATGAAACCAATGCGACAACTGGAAGTCGCCGAGCTCCTGGTGGCCGCGAACAACCTTTCAGTTCCCTATACCAAGGCGCTGCTGGCGGCTACGCCGGCGGAAATGCTGGTCGATCCAGATAAGCGGAAGGTCATAGACGGACTTACGCCGGAGCAGATCGCGAAGATGGAGAAGGAGATGGATTCCCTCCAGCGAGACCTGAAGCTCATCGAGGCATCGCATGGCAACGAGGTCCTCAATCTGGTGTTGGCAAGGGGATACCTCGCGAAGCTATTCGGCAATGCCCGCGTAGTCCGTTACTTAGCGCAGAATTTCGGCGACATCTTCCGCGAGCTTCAGGCGATTGTCGAGGCCACGTCCTTGGAGAACTGATCGGATTGGAGTTGATCTGGTTCCTTCGGGAACGAAGATCAATGAAATGCCAACGCATTCATCCGAACTGGACGTTCAAGTCCTGCATCCGTGTATGGGCATCGGCTGGCGCGGCTCACGGCGTGCCGCCCAACGGCGCAGGAAACCAGTTTCGGAGATCCGCTGCAATAGACGTAGCGCCCGGATTTAGGCCGCCGAGAGCAGTATGCCTGATAGACAGGCTCTGGCCGCAGTCGAATTCATCGACAGGTCTCCCGGTGCGGTCGGCATCGTCGTCGCTCTTGCGCCCGTCTCCGCGGCCGCCTGGCCCCCACGGTGGCTGCGGGCGTCGGCGTAGCGACCGTGTTACCCAATGCACGGACGCCCGACACTTTTCGCGGGGTATTTCTCGACGGATATGTGATTCGGCCAAATCGGTGCGACGAACCGAGACGGCGCCTGAGCCGGTCAGCCCCTGACGGTGGCCGAATTCTCCCGGCCGATGGTCACAGGGTGGTTGTTTTGGTGCGCATTCCGTGCCTGCCGCACGCCCAGAATCTTCGGCATTGAGCCGCAAAACGCGACATAATAGTGCATCAGGCCGCAAATCATGGAAAGCCGTTGGCTGTCAGTCGATGAAATCGCAGAGTACCTCGGTGTGAGCCGGGATACAGTTTACCGGTGGATTGAAGGGCGTGGCTTTCCTGCCCACAAGGTGGGACGGTCCTGGAAATCAAAGGTCGCCGAGATCGACGAGTGGGTCAAGTCCGGCGGCGGTGCGGAGAAAGAGCCCAACGCACATGAGGGGGCACAGGAATAGGATGGGGATTCTCGGCGGCATGACGCCTGACATTGGACTAATCCCCGTGGTGCCCGGTTTGGATCCCCGCATCCCGTATTCGTCGCGGCTGTCTGCCCGGTCGGCCATGTTCACAGATCTGCTGCTTCTGTTGGATGATCGCCCTGAGCCGCTCCTTTCAGAACAGTACCGAAATCTCGTCGTCGAGGAGAATGCTCTGAGCCGGTCCTCAACCGCCGCAAGGCGCAAGGTATGGGCGGAACTCAGAGGGCGCTATCTGTTGGACCGGCGCCGGGCTCTTTACGACGCGTTTTGGAGCGAGTGGCACCGCTCAAAGTCCGATCCGGAGCGCGGGCTCACTGCTTACGTACTGCTGGCATTGAACGACCGCCTCGTGGCTGACTTGGGCAGTCAGTGGCTCTACGCTTACCTCCGCCGAGCGCCTGCGGAGCTTCGGGTCGAAGACGTCCGGAGCTTTATCCGGCGCGCCGGCGAAGCGGGTCACCCGGAGGTGAGGGCCTGGACGGAGGACACCCAACATCACATCGCACAGCACTATATGGCGAGTATTCGTGACTTCGGGCTGGCGCGGGGCAAGAGCAAGAAAACGAGTCTGCGCCCAGCGTTATACGGTGCACCCGTAAGGCTCCTCGTGCGGGCACTGCGTTTGGCGCGCGTCAACGATCTTGAGATCGTAACCTCCCCTGTCTTTCGACTACTGTCCCTTGAAGGCGCCGAAGTGATTGATGCGTTGGGCGAACTGAATCAGCAAGGCGAGCTCCGATTCCGCATGCAGGGTGACGTGGTCGAACTCGAAATCGGAGGTGAGGAGTAATGCAGGCTTTCTTCTCGGCGCTGCTTGAGCTCATCAGGGAACCGCTCCGGCCGAATGGCGGCGTGAAGACCGACAGCTCGATCCTCCTGATCTATCCTCCCGAGAAAGAACTGGATTTCCGGGAGTACCTTCTGGATGCCTTCGTTCCGCAATTGAAGGCCGAGGGCGTTCCGTTCCGATTGCTGGACTTGGCGGGATTTCTATTCGAAGGACTCACCGAGGAGACGATCCAGAATCTCCAGGAAGACGAGTTTGACGACTACCGGTGGATGAAGCAGGGCCTGTCGACAACCGTGGAGGCCGCCTTGCGCAAGCGCATCTCCCAACTTGCCGAGGAGTCGCCCGGTTGCGCGGTCATCGTGTACTCCACCGTCGCTCTGCATCCACTGGTGCGTTTTGGCGAGGTCCTTCGCGAGCTTCGGGACGTGCAGTGCCGCACCGCGTTGGCTTTTCCCGGCGAGGAGCGCGGCGGAAAGCTTCATTTCATGAACCAGCCGGATGGCGGCAATTACCTCGCGGTGAAGTTGTTCTGGAAATAGCGGGAAGGGCTCACAATGACGATTCGCGAAATCATCAAGAGAGATATCGGCGTAAAGATCGAAGGCGTCGTGAAGGTCTTCGACCGCGCGGCTTTAGCCTCCGAGTTCCGGGAGTACGTCGTCACGGACAAGATCGAGGATGAGCTCAAGAGGATCTTCGATACCTTCACCCAGGTCAGCGACACCCTGCGCCGGGGCGGCCGCCCTCGCGACGTCATGGGGATGTGGGTTTCGGGGTTCTTTGGGTCCGGGAAATCTCACTTCGCCAAGGTCCTGGGATACCTCCTGCAGAATGAAGACCTCGGCGACGGTTCCGGTGAGCGTTGCATTGATGTCTTTCTGAAGCATCTGTCCGATACGCCACGCGGGCGGGATATCCGGCTTCGCCTGGGAGAAATCAAGCAGACGACGCAGATCAGAACCTTGGCCTTCGAGATCCGCAGCCGACAAGCCTTGAACAATCCCTCGTCGGTAGGTGAGATCCTGCTGGGCGAGTTCTACCGGAGCATGGGGCTTTCCGAGAACTTCATCGTGGCGCGGATAGAGCGTCGGCTGGCCCGACGCAACCTGCTCCCCGCACTGGAGGCCGCGTACGCCTCCACATTCGGCATCCCGTGGAAGAGTGCGGAGGGCCGCGACGACTTGATGACGGTTCGGCGACGGCTCGCCGACATCCTGCCGCGGATCGACAAGGCTGAGTGGCAGGATGTGCGGGAGGCCAAGAAATCGCTCGACGATGCATTCCGCCACGAGAAGATCACTGCGGAGGGGATCGCCGACGAACTGGTCGCGTGGGTGGATGAGCAGAAGCTCACCGGCGGAAAAGTGCAGCATCTGGTCTTCGTCGTCGACGAGATGGGCTCCTTCATCGGCGATTCCGGAGACAAAATCTCCGAGGTCAACAGCCTGGCGGAGATGATTGGCAACAAGGGCAAAGGCAAGGTGTGGATGATTTGCACCAGCCAGTTGGACCTGGAAAAGGTCGTTGATCGCACCAACTTCCAGCCTGCTTTGGTCGGCCGCCTCAATGCGCGTTTCGAGCTGAAGCCACAGCTCATTTCCGATGAGATCAACAAAGTTGTTGCAGAGCGAATCCTGAAGAAGCACCCATCCGAGGAAGGAAAAGTGCGCGCCCTTTATCAGGAAGGCTACCTTGCGCAACTGGCCGACCTGAAGGCGAGCCGCCACCTCGGCACGCTCTCGGAGCGGGCGTTCATCGATTGCTATCCCTTGCTGCCGCATCAGATTCGCCTGGCCCAGGACATCTTCGAGGCGATTGCCGGCTTCCGCGTTTCCGGCGGCGTGCGGTCCATGATTACGGTCGTCATGGAAGCGCTACAGGATGTGGCTGACGACGAACTCGGGTCCATCGTCAGCTTCGACATGATTTTCGATGCCGTAGAGAACGATCTTCTGTCGCAGGAGTACCTTGGCGCCTCCGGCGTTCGTTCGATTCGCGAGTCGTTTGAACGTGTCCCAGGCACACCCATCGATCCCGCGCGCATTCTCAAGGTTCTTTGGCTGCTACAAAAGGTCGCCTGGGTACCGCGCGTGCCGGAGACTCTCGCGAAATTGCTGGTGCGCGACCTGAAGACTGAGATTCCGCCGCTCCGCGAAAAGGTGGAGCAGACCCTCGACAAGCTTCAGGAAGCCGGCTACGTGGCGCGCGACGAGGCCACGGGCGAGTGGAAGTTCCTGAACGAGAAAGAGCGCACCATCGAGCAGACCATCCAGGAGATGGTGCGGCCAGGAGGACCAAAGAGCATCAGCGTCGCCGCCGTGCGCCGGACATCCCAGGAGATGGCCAAGACCGACCTGGTCACGAAACGAAAACTCGCAAACTTCACGGTTGCCCATGGCGTAACGAAGGCCACGTTCCCTTACGGCGTCTACTTGGATGGCGAGGCTGTCGAAACCGGCTCGGAGCTGGAGGTGCACTTCGTTGGGCCGCTGGCTCCGGGGCGTAAGCAGACTATCGACGAAATCCGGCGACAGAACCAGGCCGCCGGCGCGAAAGGGCGACGGGTCTGTTGGGCGGCCGCAACTCCCGAGAATCTTGAGACGCGGTTCAAACGGTACGAAGCGCTTGTCAAAGTCACGTCCGACAAGCGCTTCACGGAAGACAGCTCCGCCGACACGCAAGACGCACTTTCGGAGAAGCGGAAGGAACGCGACGACCTCCGAACAGCGCTGGTAAAGGACCTGGAGAAATCATTCCTCGCGGGAACGCTGTTCTATGGCGGCCAAGAGCTAGAACTCGACGGAGTAACGGACTTCAAGGAGCCCGTCCAGACTGCCCTCAGCGCCGTTATCCCGAACATCTACGCGAGTTTCGGCGTTGGAGACCGTGCCTGTGACTTCGGCAGGCAACTGAAGGCTGTCCTCAATCCGGCGATTTCCACATTGCATACAGTTGCCCCAGAATTGGATTTGTTCGACACCCAAGGCAGTCTGCAGCAGCAATCCGCGCTGGTGTCGCAAGTGCTGGAGGTGATCTCGGATCTTGAGGATGAGGATGTCGACCCAGCCGGGTCCATCCTTCTCGAAGCGCCAGATCGCAAGGGCTTCCGAGGCTTCGAGCGTCCACCCTTCGGTTGGTCCAGTGAACTCGTGCGCCTGGTCCTGGCGGCCTGCTTCCGCGCCGGAGCTATCTATGTTGAGCGTCCCACGCCGTCCGGACCCGCGCCCCTATACGACTACAAAGACTCCCACGATCTCTTTGCCAAGATCAACACCTTCAAACACGTCACGTTTCGAGTGGCGGAAACCCGTCTCTCCGTGGACCAGATCAAGCGCGCCAACAAAGAGCTGATAGCCATGGGCGTGACCGGTACCCCTGAGTCCGGGAACGCGATCGCGGCCGCCGTGCGGAAGTTGGGGGAAGGTCTGAAGGCAGGGATACAGGAAGCAAAAGCTCACGCGGATCGCGGCCTTCCCATCCGAGATGCCGTGCTGGGAGGCGCCGCAGCGCTCGCGGAGCCGACCACGGCAAAAGACCCTACGAAGGTTGTGACCGCCTTCCTGTCCCACGCTGAAGAGTGGAAGTCCCTGAACCTCTCGCTGGAGGCGCTGCGGGCGTTTCTCGCCGACCAGCGTCACCACGAGTACGACACCTCACGCCGCATCGCGGATCTCGCCACCAACCATCCCGTTGACTCGAATCACGGCTCGCAGGCTTTATTAGAGCGGTCGCTGAGGGACATGGAAGCGATTATCGCAGAGAAGTCGGTGGTGGAAAGGTGGTCTGACTACCGCCTCGCCTACGACAACGCGCACCGGGCGTATCGGGACGCCTACCGCGACGCCTACACACAGGTCCAACAAGAAACAGAGCGCGTGGCGTCTGCGATCAGGAGCGGTGCCGCTTACAAGGCAGCGCCGCCGGCAGCGCGTGACAGTGTGGTTGACAAGGTCTTCGGTGCGGGTGGGCCGTGCCATTATCCTTCCCTGTCGCTGGGTTCTGCCTCGTCACTACTGGACGCTGCTGCGAAGCGTAGCCTCAGTTCGCTGGCCCAGGCACTGGTAGCGATGCCTGGATACCAGGCGCAGATCGAAACCGACCTTCGCGCACTGACGGTCCCGCCGCCGGCGCCTGGGGAGAAGTTGTGGGAGTGGCGCCCGGCTTCGGTGCTGGCCGGCCAGCGTTTCCAGAAGGAAACGGAGGTTGATACGGCGCTCCAGCAGGCGGGCGATCAGATTAAGGCCCAAATCCGCCAGGGATACACGGTGGTGGTGAAGTGAACGGCGAGCCAAAGGCGCTTTTGGGCGACTTCAAGGATGCTGTCAAAGGATGGGTGCCAAAGGTCCGCGAGGTCCTCGATAAGGACTTCACCGCCGAGTTGAAGCGCCTCGGAATCCCTTCGACCGGCAAGCCGATCCCGCTCGAAAAGATGAGCCTTCCTGAGGAAGACAAAAAGGTCAGAACCCGCGTAGAGGCGCTGTTGCACCGCGATTCCCTGTCGGAAGGATCTGAACAGAAGGGTTACGAAAACGTCCGCCGGGAGTTGAGCTACACCTGCCTCAATCGGCTATTGGGTCTGAAGTGCATGGAGGCGCGCGGGCTCCTGTATCTCCCCCCGCCCGGCGATTCGCAGGGCTCGCCGGAGCCGACTGAGGTCATCACCTACGTTCCGGGCCAAGCCAGGTCGCGCTTTCTGCGTGATTTGCGCGCGGTCGGAGGCAGCCGGTATAAGTACGGCGACGACGCAGAGCAAGCTCTGTTACGGGACGGGCTCACCGCCGCCTATCGCTTCATCACGTCCGAAATCCGAATCCTGTTTGATCCCGATCACGAATATGCCTGCCTCTGGCCCACGCACGGGTCCCTCGTCAAAGTGATCGAAATGATCAACAACGACCTGGTGGATGGCGCCTACCGCGCCCAGGACTTCCTGGGGTGGGTCTATCAGTTCTTCAACCGAGAGGAAAAAAAGAAGGTTCGCGACGAGAACAAAGGCACGCCACGGACCTCTTACGAGCTTTCCGTGATCAATCAGTTTTATACACCGTCATGGGTAGTGAAGGCGCTGGTTGACAACACGCTGGGACGGTTGTGGCTGCAAATGCATCCGGATTCGTCGATTCGCCCCACAGAGCCACCTCCGCTGCCTGGCGAGGGGAATTGGTATCAGCCGGTCGCAAACTACCTGGTGCCGAACACCGGTGAGAAGATCCGGTACGAACGACTCTCTGACGATGGCCAGATCGAGAAGTTCAAGCGCGCTGCCGACGTCGGGTTGCTCGACCCGGCGTGCGGCACGATGCACTTCGGCCAGTACGCGTTTGGTCTCTTTCACCAGATGTACCTGGATGAAATCCAGCATGCTGGGGAGGCTGGTTGGCCCGCTGAACCGTCGATCCGAGATCCGAAGCAGATTCCGGCGGCAATCATCGAGAAGAATCTCTTCGGCATTGACATCGACGCCCGCGCCATCCAGATCGCGTCCTTGTCGCTCCTTCTGACGGCAAAGGAGGCTGCCGCCAGCAACGGCTACTCCCCATTGGATGTGAAGTTGCGGAGATCCAATCTTGTCGTGGCGAATGCGGTGAACATCGGCGAGGAACAGCTTCGCTCGCTCGTTAGCGGTCTGAGCGACAGACTCGGATCGCGGAACTTACAGCAGGCGCTTTTCAAGACGATCTGGGCCAACCTTCAGAACGTGGGGGAACTCGGCAGCTTGATTCAAGTGCGCGAGGGCGTGACGCGCGTTCTGGACGAATGGGTGGACCGTCAAGCGAAGGATAGAGGACTCACGCGAATCCGGGCGCCCAAAGACACGGGACAGCTCGTGCTGGAGACTATTGTGACTGAGCTAGAGCAGGACCAGCGAAAGCAAATGGAGTTGGAACGGAGCCTTCTGGAGGAGGAGGCTGATCAGATCCGTCAAGAGTTGCTGACCGGCGTGGAGGAAGCGGCCCGTTCTGAAAGCGATCCCACTCAACGACTGTTTGCCGAGGACACGGCCCGAGGACTGAAGCTACTGGAAGTTCTTTCGAAGCACCATGACGTGGTGGTGATGAATCCTCCGTATGGAGCATTCGTACCACAGGTCAGAAGGTTCGTGGCAACCCCGTACAACGACATCGATGCTGCGTTCGTCGACAGGGGCGCACAGCTAACGTACACCGAGGGTTATGTTGGAGCACTCGTACCGAGAAATTTCGTCGCAAAATCGAGAGGACGAATGGAGGAATTTCGGACGCAGCTTCTTCTTAAGAGCAATCCCTTGCTCCTAATGCTCGACCTGGGTCTGGGGATCCTAGATGACGCAACGGTTGAGGCTGCAGCGATCGTTCTGAAGGGTGGCCGCTCTTGAGCAGCATCCGGTGGCGCTGGGAGGAGAAGGATTTTGGGTTTCGCTTCCGGAGTGGCACGGGAAAGAACAGGGGAGAATTCTACCAAGCCTCGATTCCAGGTGAGTTCTACATCATTCCACCCAGTCAGCGGAAGGTGTCGAAGGACAGGTTGGAGCAACTCGAATCTGACGCGAAGATACCCACGTCGCCCAAGGTCGTCGCAAATCCCTGGCAGGATTATCACCTTGGGTGGGACTGGGTCAAAACAGCAGACGGCATCTGTCTCAATTACGCTGGCTGCCTCCACCAAGAGGAGATCAATCGCCGCGAGGACGAAGGAGTGGCTAGAGCCATGGGATTTGTCGCGGCTTTACTGGATCGATCGGAGCCTTCTCCTATCACCGTCCCGCTAATCCGGCAGATCCACACCGAGCTAATGGGCGAAATTTATCCTTTCGCGGGCGAATGGAGAACGGTTGCATTGCACAAGGGCGAAGGCCCAACGAAGTGGCCCCTGCCCATCGGTGGGATCGAACCTGTAGTGGAGGTTTATCAGCGCGATGTCCTAAGTCGGACACCGTTGCTGAATGCCGACAACGATTCGATCTACGACTTTTGCAGTGAGGCGATGAATGAACTTCTCGCTATTCATCCATTCCGCGAGGGAAATGGTAGAGCTGCCTTCATCTTAGGTAATTTCATCCTCATGCAGAACGACCTGCTTCCGCTTGATATCTATGACCAGCGTCGGCATCAGGAGGCGTACTATTCAGCTTGTGAGGCCGGACGACTTCACAAGGATTACAGGCCATTAGCGGACCTGATCGCGGAATGGGAAGAGGATGCACTTGGTCGGTGGGAGGAAACGAATGGCAGGGAGTAGGCGCGTTGACTTACGAAAAATCCTAGCTGACCCCGAACTCCGACGCAAACTGATGGTCTCGACCATTCAGGCCACCCAGGCGCGGGAGGGAATTCAGACCACCGAGGAACAGGCGCGGCGAGCATATTATGTCGTGAGCGAAGCGGAAAGGGCAACTTTCGTCGATCTCACAAAGTTTCGTGGTGGACCGCCTGAAGGCGCCGACTTGCGCCAAGAAGGGTTCGTTCGTACTCTTCGCGGTGAGACTACCGGAGTGCGGTTCGACATACCGCGTCGAGACTTCGGCACCATCGAAGGCGCGCCCCTCAGCTACCGGCGGCTGGCCATCATATCTGCTCTCTTTCGCGCGAATCCACGGCTCTCCCCCGCTTACGCTGATATCAAAATTGGACATCAGACCTTCGATGACGATCGGTTCGTCAGATTTTGGTGGGAGGTGCCATCAGGGGCTCGGGGACCCGGCAAGACTTGGGTACCGTTTGCAAAGGGAGGCGAGTTCTCCAGGTTCTATGCGGATGTCCACCTTGTTGTGCGCTGGGATGACGAAGCCCATACCGTATACGCGAACCGTACTTCTAACTTTAATGTGCTACTCACGACGAGCAGCAACGAGTATCTTTACCGCCCTGGGCTCACCTGGCCCCGTGCGGCTTCCGTCTTCAACGTGCGATTGCTGCCTCCCGGATGCATATTCGCCGACAAAGGTCCGGCCATTTTCCCTTCTGATGAATCGAATCTATGGTTTCTAGGCGCGGTCCTCAATTCTGAACTTGCCCTATTCACACTCAAGGGACTCACGTCTAGAGAGGACATGGGTGGTCGCTGGGAAGCAGGCGTTGTGAAACGCCTACCCATTGCGAGTCCGACTAAGGCTCAACACCAGCACCTCTGTGAGTTTGGCAAGGCTATCTTCGATGCGAAGTCTGAGTGGGACGCGTCTAATGAGACTTCGTCATCCTTTTACCAGCCGTGGCTCGCGCGTCGAGACGATGCAAGCCCAACTGGAATCGCTGGTCGACTCTCCTCTCTGTTGGCTTTCGAAGACGCGCAGGATGGCTTGGCTCGTCGCACTGAGGATTCTTTGAACGAAGAGGTGTACTCACTCTACGGCATTCCACCGGGGACGAGGGCGGCAATTCGAGAAAACCTGGGCCAGATGCCACGCGAAGTCATTTGGCAGCAGATGGAACGAAAGACGCTTGATCAGAAGCGCATGGATCACGTCTGGCGCCTACTCTCCTATGCAGTTAAGCGGGTCGTAGAAGCCGACGAAGACGGCGTGGTGCCGTTACTGCATGTCTCCGGTGAAGCGAATCTCCTCGACCGCGTGCGCGCGGAGTTGGGGAAGCTGTTTCCCTCGCGAGACGTAAATGAAGTCGAAGTCGAAATCGTGAACGAAATAAAGCGCAAGGTGAAGCAATACGATCGTGTGGAGAGCATCCACGATTGGCTCGAAAACGCCTACTTTGCCTACCACGCCTCGATGTACAAGAGTCGCCCAGTCTTCTGGCACATCTCCAGCAAACAAGGCAAAGGGCCGGCGGCATTCTCCGCTCTGGTCCACTATCACCGCTTCGACAAAGATCGGATGGCGAAGTTGCGAGGCGTCTACCTGCGTGAGGCACTTGGCGCCTTCCGCCGCGAAGCAGCTCTCGCTGGCCAGACGGGCCGCGCGG